CTGAAATCCGGCATCTCTCGCGCCACGTTCGGCGAAGCGAAACAGGCGACTCACCATCCTGTCCACGTCGCGCTGGGTGGGTTGAAGCACGGGTCGTGCGGGCATCCGTCGCGTTCCACGCTGATGAAACCGCGCATAAGGGACGCGAGTCCCGAACGTGGCTGACATCTCGTTGAAGTCCTTGACTTGATCCGGCTCAGATCCACCCACAGACAGCGACCGCTTGAGCCGCTCCGTCCTGACGAGGATTGGCTTGCCAGGGTATGCCTGCGCCTTCCACTTAGCGTAACGCGCTGAGAGCGGCTCCCACCGCTGACCGCCACGCGCCCCGAGGCTCTCAAACTGCTCGACCGTGCCGCGCAGAAAGTACATATGGATTTCAGGCCAGACAGGCCGGAAATCGCTGATCGACTCGTTGAGCGTCTGGAAGGCTCTGGTCGATTGCTGCACTCCATCTACTGTTACTGCGAACTTCAAGCGAACATCCCCCGGCCTGCTTTGTAGCCATCCGCGATCATCTGCGCTCGCGGTGGAAGCGGCTGATTGATGATGGCGACCCCATCGAGGGCCACCGCCCGTGCGAACCCCTGATCCTTGCTTCGCCAGATGTTGGCGATCGTCTCAAGCACGGCCTCCTGCACCTCGGCTGGGGTCGAGTCCCAGCCCCACTTGGCCGTCACACCCACGCGGATACCGTTCGGCCAGCCAACATAGTCAACTTGGTTACTGAACTCAGCGAAGAAGAAATCACGCCGTTCAGCCAATGCGCCAAGCGTCGAATAGTCGTCCCCGTATCGACGCGACAAGAAGAACTCTCCCGGCATATTCTGCCGCGCTGACTGGTATGGATTCGTCACCACCCAGTTGAGGACGGCAAACCCGGACGGCATCGTCACCACCGGCGCAGGTGTCGACAGATGCGGGTCAATCTTCAGGTAGTCGGTGCCATCGCCCCAAAAGTAGCGGATGCTGGCCGTCTGCCCGACGCTGCCCTGGGTGAAATACCCCTCGGGAAGGGAGCAGGCCGCGTCAAAGATCCGCGCTGCCCGTGTCATTATGCGGATCAATAGATCTTCGTCCGAGTCCTGCGACTGGTACACATACGCCCGAACCTGATCCATCGTCACATAATCACTTGCGGCCACGTGCTACCTCCTGCCGGGTGTGCGGTGGGCGAGATTCCCGCTTGTTCCACCGATCTGAAATACTCTGCTTGTCCTCGACCAGCTTGGCAATGCCGCGCTGGATCAACAGAGCGGCCACCCCAGGGGGAGGGTCGATTACCTCCCCCGGTGCCGCATAACCCCATGCTTTGATCAGCTCAATTCTCATCGCGTCGACACTCCTCCGGCTTTCCGTTCTCCGTCCAGTCTGACAGATACTGATGCTTGATTTGCCAGTCGTTGGTCGTCCAGCTGGAGATGATTTGGAGATGGCCGATCTTGATATGGTTGGCCTGAAAGACTTTCTTTCCGGCGGCTCTGAACTTGCGCCAGAAATAGATATCCGCGTCGCACCGATCATCCGACCAGTCGCCATTCTCGTCAGGCTGTGACCAGAGCCACGGCTTGGGAATGTCCTTCAAGGCCGCCAGCTTGATCAGCGTCATTCCGAAGTGGCCCGTTTCGATAGCGGTCAGATCGGGATCAAACTCGGTGATATCAGCCGACCTGCGCAGATTCCCGAACTCGTCCTTCATCGAGAACAAAAACTGGTCATTATTGCGCCGTACCTGCACCGGCACAATGGCGTCAGCCTCGGGGTACATCGCCGCGAGGGTCAAGATCTCTTTGACGTCTGACGCATCGAACAGCGTGTCATAGTCGAGGCACAAGGCCCATTCGGTGCCGTTCTCCAGCATCGCGCTCAATCCGCGCTGCATCCCCTGCTCCCAGAACGCCCCGCCGAACTTGAAGAGCGGGATATTGAACTCTGGCGTTCTGAGTGCTTGCCACACTGCGCCCCAGTGATCATTCCAACCCAGCCGAGGAACGCTCACCACCGCCGCTACTCGTGCTTTGACCTCGATCCACCCGTCCAACTGTTGCATATTCGATGGCTTTACGCCTTGCAGATTCAAGCTGATCGGCAGTGATGCGCAATCCTGAATCTCTGATTCCCACGTCGTCACGTCTGTCAGGCCAACATAGCGCAGCATATCGCGCAACTTGGCATCGGTATAGACGCTCTTGTGAAAGTCGCTGTCATCCGTCTGGCCGCCCATCAACCAGCCTTCAACAGGTGCCGATGGGTCACTCACTCGCGCTACAATCTTCTGCAGATCCGGAACGGCAATCCGCAGACGTCCGCCAGGTTTAAGCACGCGCACCCATTCTTTAAGCACGTCGACCGCTTCGCGATGGCCAAAATGCTCGAGGATATGTGAAGCGCGTACCTCATCAACAGAGCCGTCAGCGTAGGCAGGAAGCGGGAAAACCTCCTGCCCAGTCTGACGGTCGAGAGTCGTGAAACCCGGAATCTTTTGCAAGCCTCCACCCAGGTTCAACTTCATTGACTAGACCTCCTTGACGACGTTGCTGCCGTACTCGGATGTACCCGATGGAGCCTCATCAAGCTTGTCGAGGAAGCCGACGGCAGCAACGGGGATGTTGCTATTGGTCGAACCAGCCGGGACGGTCAGCTCAACCCGCATGTACCGCTTACGGTTGCCGTTGCTACGATCAGCAAAGAACCTGACCGACTGAGAAGCGGCCACCGCTGCCGCACCAGTCGAGAGCGCGGTGATCTCCGCGAAATTGGTCACAACGGTATCGTCACTCTCGAAGATCTTGATTGAGCTGGGCGCAGTGCCAGCCCCGGCCATAGCACCGAGGGTAACGAGGATCTCAGCGGACCCCGCGTCAAGGCAATCGAAGTTGGCCGTAGCCGTTGCCCCGTGAGTCACGGTAGCAGGCACCAGCAGGACAGTTGATTTAATGTTTTTCTGGTTGTTCATTCTGGATCACCTCCTTAGCTGGCAGCCGTGATGAGTCCGACGATCGGGCCGGCAGCAGTCGTGTTGCCGACGTCGTGGACGTTGATGTCAAATCGCTCCGTGCCACGGATGGCAAGCTGGTCCTCGGCGAACTTGTACTCCGAGGACAGAGCCAGCGAGAGCAGTCGACGATCGCCGAACGTGGAGCCGAGCCGGAAGTTGCCCAGCAACGCGCAGATCTGGCTATTCGCCTCCGTGGTGGGCATCACCTGGCTGAGGACGACAGGATAGCCAAGGAACCGCGGCACACCACCATTGGCGATGTCGACCACCGTGTTGCCGCCCGCGGCCGTCTGCAGCTTGTGGGCAACCGTGTCGAAGAACGTCGCCGACATAATCCACTGCGCACCATTGCGAGCGTAGAGCGGGAGTCGACCGAGGACGCCGTGGAAATCGCTCAGGACAATCTCCGAGTAGGCATTACCGGTGGCAACCTGCAGGCCCTTGATGTTGGCGATAGTCGAGTCGACATTGCGCAGCTTCGAGCGGACGCCAGTGATGCCGCCATAGGTCGACGTACCATCACCGTTGAAATAGCACTCATCCTCTTTCTGGCTAAACGCGTAGGCAATCTCACCGGCGAGGTCATCGCCGATGGAGATCATGGCATCTTCATTCAGCTCGCTGGACCAGAGGGTCAGGGCAGCAAGCTTCTTGGCAACCAGGTTGATCTGATCCCAAGTCTTGTCGCTGTTGGTGATCGTGGCAGCCTCACCAACAAAGTAAGCCGTCAGACCACCCACACGACGGGGGATCGTCAGCGTGTCGGAGGACATCGGAACGACTCGCGCCACCTGACGGGCCACGCCGTAAGTCTCGCGAAGGTCGATGATGTCGGTGCTGAACTCCGGTGGGACAAGGTATCCGCCGAGGTAGTTGGTGCCCTCGCTCAGGGCTTTGGTCTGGATGCCGTTCTGATCGCACCACTGCTTGCTGGCAGGATCTCCGACGACGGCTCCCTTGAACCACTTGCCGAAGCGGTAGGCCCGTTCATCAGCATTGCGACCGGCGACCGTGCCCTTGAAGTTCTTGACCTTGCTCACCCGCGAGAACTCGATGGTCGGCGCGGGGATCGTGTTGTCCGCCTTGGTTGAAGGCGTCCCACTGTGGCTATACGTGATCGCGTTTGACTTCATTGCCTCGATCTCCTCGAGCTGCTTGACCTCGGTCTGCAGCGTGGCGATCTGCTCGTTTCGGCTCTTGATCTCCGTCAGCTTGTCGGCGGGGATCGCGGTCACATCCGGATGAGCGTCGAAGGCGGCTTTCTGCGCCGTCTTCAGGCCATCCAGCTCAATCAGCTTTTCCTGAAGTTTCGTCATAATGCTCCTATGCTATCTGCAGTTTGAGAAATTCGACATAAAGGGCTTTGGCATCCTGGCCATACTCCATTTCAGGCTTG